AGATGGATGAGGTCATGGGCAGGTCGCTCTATTCGGGTCAGCAGGGCGCGCTTGGTTCTTCAACGAGGTGGTCCGTTTCGCGTCGCAGGTTAGGGGATTCAGATCAATGCGCCATTCATCGCGTGAACTGGCGGTCGATACGACAAAATCGACGTAGAATTCTATCATGCAAAAAATAGCAAATAGCTCAGAAAACAGAAGCTTTGTCAGCTTTGACGGCAGTCCTTTTCGTCTGCATCTGCCTTTTGAGGCCGCAGGTGATCAGCCCGAGGCGATCGCCAAGCTGATCGAGGGGCTTGAGGACGGCTTGTCCTTCCAGACTCTGCTCGGGGTGACGGGTTCGGGGAAAACATTCACCATGGCCAATGTCATCGCCCGTACCGGGCGTCCGGCACTGGTACTGGCGCCCAACAAAACACTTGCTGCTCAACTGTATTCCGAATTCCGCGAGTTCTTTCCCGAGAATGCGGTGGAGTATTTCGTTTCCTATTACGATTACTACCAGCCGGAAGCCTACGTTCCGTCGCGTGACCTTTTTATTGAAAAAGACTCAGCGATCAACGAGCACATCGAGCAAATGCGGCTCTCGGCGACCAAAAGTCTCCTAGAACGCCGTGATTGCGTCATTGTTGCCACCGTATCCTGCATTTACGGCATTGGCGATCGTGACGAATACCACAAGATGATTCTGACCATGCGGGTTGGTGATCGCATGGGGCAACGTGAGGTGATCAAACGTCTTGTTGAAATGCAATACGAGCGTAACGAAATCGACTTTCATCGTGGCACCTTCCGAGTGCGCGGTGACGTGATTGATGTGTTTCCTGCCGAGCATGCCGAACACGCCATCCGTATTTCACTCTTCGACGACGAGATCGATGGTTTGCAGCTCTTTGATCCACTGACCGGACACCTGCAAGGCAAGCTAGCGCGTTTTACCGTTTTCCCGTCGTCGCACTACGTCACGCCGCGGGCGACGGTGTTGCGAGCAGTTGAACAGATCAAGGACGAGCTTCGCGAACGAATCGAATTCTTCAATCGGGAGAACCGGTTGGTCGAAGCGCAGCGTATTGAACAGCGCACGCGATTCGATCTTGAGATGCTTGAACAGTTGGGTTTCTGCAAAGGCATCGAAAACTATTCACGCTATTTATCCGGGCGCCAAACCGGCGAGCCGCCGCCAACTCTGATCGATTATTTGCCGGCCGATTCCTTGATGTTCATCGACGAGTCGCACGTTTCGATTTCGCAGGTTGGTGCCATGTATAAAGGCGATCGATCGCGCAAGGAAAATCTGGTCAATTACGGATTCCGCCTGCCATCGGCTCTGGATAACCGGCCGCTAAAGTTTGAGGAATACGAGGCTCTATTACGCCAGACGATCTTTGTTTCGGCGACACCGTCGGAATACGAGAGTGCGCATCAGGGGCAAGTGGTTGAGCAGGTCGTTCGCCCGACAGGGTTGGTCGATCCGGTGATTATCGTTCGTCCAGCGCGGACACAAATTGACGATCTTCTGTCTGAGATCAGGTTGCGGCAGGCGCGAGAAGAACGGGTTCTGGTCACGACGCTGACCAAGCGCATGTCGGAGGAGTTGACGGACTACCTTGGCGAGAACGGGATACGCGTACGCTATCTGCATTCGGATATCGATACCGTCGAGCGGGTGGAGATCATTCGCGACTTGCGCCTCGGCAAGTTTGATGTCTTGGTTGGAATCAATCTGCTGCGTGAGGGACTTGATATCCCCGAGGTATCGCTGGTGGCAATTCTTGACGCCGACAAGGAAGGATTCTTACGTTCCGAACGATCGCTGATTCAGACCATCGGCCGTGCTGCCCGTCATCTGAACGGGACAGCCATCCTTTATGCCGATCGCGTGACCGATTCGATGCGCCGCGCTATTGGCGAGACCGAGCGTCGCCGGACCAAACAGGTTCGGCACAACGAGATACATGGCATTACGCCGATCGGTGTGAGCAAACGTATAAAAGATATTATCGATGGAATCTACGACTCCGAAACAGCGCATCGTGAACTGAAAGCGGCGCAGCAACAGGCCTGCTATGAAGTCATGGACGAAAAGCAACTGACGCGAGAATTCAAGCGTCTGGAGAAAGAAATGGCCGACTACGCCAGGAATCTGGAGTTCGAAAAAGCTGCGGCAACGCGAGACGAATTGTTTCGTATCAAAGCCCAGCTTTTTGGGGCCGAAATTCACGACAACGGGGTCTGAATGTACAGCGTGCTATTTGTCTGCATGGGCAATACATAGAAAATGGCTTAACCATGCCGTTTGCGGCGTATTTGGTAGCACATCTGGTAACACTTCCGCAAAGTTCACAACCGATATAATTTGGTAACACCAGAAAACGAAAAGGGAACCAGCATCCCGCAGGTTCCCCCTTCTTCCAGCCACGCAAGGTGAAAGACGCCGTAAGGCTTCCTCGCTGCTAGCTCTTATGGTTTTGCATGAATGCCGCACTCATAAGTTATCGGCATCCGGTTTATCTGCTCACGCAGCCCCGCCGGCAAGGGCAATCAACTACACAAAAAACACTTCCCCGGTCGATACGGTCAAATCGTCGGTCAGCATCACGCGGCCAAGCGCCATGATGGTGGCGACAATGCCGTCGATTCGCTCGGTACTCTTTTTCTTGCTCGGCTTGAAGTTTCCGGCGGCGTCTTGCTCCACGGTGATATTCGAGGCCATCCAACGAAGAACCGGGTTAGCGCCATGGTTTAGGGTGCCTTCGAGAATGCGCCGTTCAAGTTCCTTGGTCGGTGACGCCATCGAGGCGAAGCCCTGGCCGAAGCCGATCATTTCAAAACCATCCGCTTCAAGCTGCGTCGACAACTGGGTCGCGTTCCAGCGATCAATGGCAATTTCCTTGATGTGGTAAATCTCGGCCAGTTCGTTGATCTTGGCGCGGATAAACTCGTAGTCAATCACCTTGCCGGGTGTCGTCTGAATCAAGCCCTGTTTGTGCCATTGGTCGTATGGCACGCGGTCCCGGTCGGCACGTTTGCGGATTCCGTCAGCCGGTACCCAAAAGAACGGCAAAAGATGAACTCTGCCGTCAATCGGAAAGGCCAGTACTAAAGCCGTGATGTCGGTAGTCGAGGATAAATCCAGCGCGGCAAAGCACGGCAAGCCCTTCAAATCGGGCATAGGAACCGCGCAGGCGTCCCAAGCATCCATTGAAAGCCAGCGAACGTCTTGTTCTGTCCATTGGTTCAGGTACAAACGCCGGAATGTGTTTTCGTAGCTCGGCAGGCTGATCGCCTTCGCGCATTCCTGCTGGTAGAAAGATTCTTGAACAGTGACGCCGAAGTTCGGATTGGCCTTCGCCCAGGTCTTTGGATCTTTCCAGTCGTCGTCAGCCCCGGCGGCGTAGATTGCCGGGTAGAACGATTCGTCAACGATGATCCCGGCGGCGACCTTTTCGGCATAGTCCCAAAGCTCATAGCAAAGGCTGTGCTTGTCGAATCCCGCCGTGGTGGTGATAACCGTCAACGGTTGCCGGCGCGCGCCCATGGACGTTACCAGGACGTCGTATAGCTCACGATCCGGCCATGCGTGCAATTCGTCCATGCCAGCATAGGAAACGCTCAAGCCGTGCTTGGTGAACGCCTCGCTGCTCAATACCTTGTAGCTCGATCCGGTCCCCGGAACAATCACGGAACGCCGGAATACTTCTGAGCGGTCGCGCAATTCCGGTTCGGCGTCGATCATCTGCTTGGCAGAATCGAAACAAAGGGCGGCTTGCTCACGGTCGGCGGCGGCATTGATAACTTGCCCCCCCGGCTCGTTATCGCAATACAGCGCATACAAGGCGAGGCCCGCGGCAAGGGTGGTTTTGCCCATCTTGCGCGGCAGTCCGAGAAAAACGGTTCGATATTTCCGCGTACCGTCGGCTCGTTTCCAGCCGAATATCTGACGCACAATTCCCGCTTGCCAGTCCGAGAGGATAAAGGGCTTGCCCCGCCATTCCCCGGTGGTGTGCGTCAGGCATTCCGCGAAGAACGAAACGGCACGCTCGGCGGCGTCCGCGTCGTAGCGGAATTCAGCCGAAGAATCGCGCTTTGCCATCTTCTTTTTCTTTGGGCTTGTCGACCACGATTCGAGTGCGCGAGGCCGGCGTCATGCCCATTTCGCCCAGCATGTTTCGGAGTTGTGCCATCAGCGTGACGTTTAATTTTCCCTCACTCACGCCAGCGCGAAAGACCGCGTAACCTTCGGCATACATCGCCAATAAATCGCGGTCGGATTGCTTGAGTACGCCACTGGCGGCAAGCATAGGCGCGAGGCGTTCCCAGTGGGTCTTGGCGGCGTCCGAAAGGTCAGCCGGGGCGCTGGTATCAATGTCGCCGGCATTCGGCTCACGCAGGTTTACAGGGCGCTTGCCGGGGTTTCCTGCAAGGAGTCTGAGGGCGGCAGGTTTGGGCAAATTAGCCATTTCAACTGCGTCCTTGCGCGTGAAGGGTACCGTGCGGTTTGTGGCCGTCGGTTGCTGGTGATTTTTCGAGATTCCACGGATGGTTCGGGTCGAGTGGCATACCTTGCGCATCGCATCCCCAGGCGACCTTATGACCCATCAACTCGTTAGTGATACGTGAGTGGCAGGCATGGCACAACGAAGCTAGATTGCTGCGTGCGTTGTTCGCCGGGTTGTCGTCAATGTGATGAACATCGGTCGCCATCACTGGCCTTTCATCCTCACGCATACAGCATTCACACAGGGGCTGCTCACTGAGTACAGCAGCACGCAGGGTGCGCCATGCCTTGCCATCGAGTGCAAGGGTGCGCCCGTTGCTCTGCCGTTTGTCGTACAGCGTGCGTTTAAGCGGCTTGGCTGTCGTTTGTGGCTTGTGCTGGATCATGTTTTAACCTCGGCAAGTTTTCCNNTCTGCAACTTCCATCCATTTGTTCTGTAGTGCGGATTCGTAGAACGCGGCGCGTGTGGTGCTGTCGCCACGCAATAGACCTTCGACGCTATGCTCTGCAAAGTAGGTGCGGCGTCCAGTCTCGGTCAGTAGTTGTTTGCTGATTGCCTGTTCCCAGGCGACCAAGTGGCGCTTGAGGGTCAAGGTGACGAACTGCCTGCTCATCTCAACACTGTTCGAGTAGTTACCGTGCCGAAGATCCCCGACAACTGTCGGCGGACAGCGGAAGATTCGGCA